AAATGTTAATTTTTTCTTGTTTTGATGTTGAGTGTTCAGTGAACAAACGTGTAGCGTAAGCTAAGTTTGAGTTGAATACTGCAACCTCGTTTAATTTACTTCTAAAAACATTAAGTGCTTTTCTGTATTCTTCATTTTTTTCTCTAAGAATTTGTAATTCTTTATTTGAAGAACTTTCTTTTATGGCAGTATTAAAAGATGAATGAGCTCTTGGTTTTGGTAAACCACCTTTTCTAAAATTAGACCCATTACCTAAAGTACGTGATGCCTCTTTTGTTTCAACTTTTTTAACCATTGGTTTTCTAATCGAACCTTCTTTTGTTTCAGTTTTCTTAACAATTTTGTTTGTACCTAATTTACTTCCGGCGTTTTCACCATCTTTGTACGTGAATCTAGGTTTACCCATACCAACACCTCTAGTTCCTTGTTTCATATCTGTTTTAAAACCTGTACCTAAATTTGGTGCTTTGTCGTATTTGAATTTAGATGCGTTCCCAAATCCGGTTCCTTTACGTGTCGTTGACATTTTTTTAGATTCCATAACTTGGTCTTCCATATCATAAGAGTCATCCTCTTCCATATCAAGATATCCTTCAGAGTCATCTCCATCCATTTCGATTTCATAAACGATTCCTTCATCGTACATTTCTTCTTCGTCAAACTCACTAAATGAGAATTCACTTTCTTCATCATTGTCATCAGAAAACATTCTGTCAACAATATCTTCGATAGTTTCTCCACCCATCATATCGTCTTCGTAAAGTTCATCATCCATTCCTTCAGATTCGTTCCATTCTTCATAGGTTTCTTCTTCACCTTCTCCAACAATCATATACTCTTTACCGGTTTCCTCATCTTTAAGGTTAATGTTTCCTTCGTCGTCTTTTGTTACGACAATATTGTCATCCGGTCCCATAAGTTGGAATACTCTAAGTACTTCCTCATCGTCAGCGTCAGTTAAGTCGATAGTGTCTTCGTCGTCCATATCGTCTTCGTCACCAAAATCCATATCGTCTTCGTCGTCCATATCATCAGTATCCATTTCGTCACCTTCTTCGTCTGAATCGTCGCCCATATCCATATCAGCGATATCATCAGAACCCATAGGTTCATCCATTTCAACGTCATCAGTTTCAATCTCATCATCAGCTTGTTCTGATAAAGATTCTTTTACTAGGTCTTTGATTTCTTGTTTCATTGTAGAAGCAAGTATTCCTTTTGCATTTTCAGCTACCGCTTCTTCCAAATTTTTCATTTGGATGATAGCCTCTTCAACTAAAGATTTTTCTTTTGCCATTGTTTTTATATAGTTTTTAATATATAAATATCTCCCAATATGAAAAAAGTTTAATTTAAACTAAAATCACATCAGGTTTTTTATACTATTATAAATATATCCAAAAAAATAAAAGCATAAAAAAAGAGGACATATAGTCCTCTTTTGTTTAATTATTGATATTTTGATTATTCAATCACTTCACCAATTTTACTTTCTACAATTGCCGTGATTCTCCACTCCATTGTATAATTTTCGAAAATTTTAGTAACTTTAGCCTCTACATCTGTTGGATTGTAACCACTAACTAATTTTTCTTCTCTTTTAACTTTAACTTTACCTGACTCGTTATCTACGGTTTCTACGGCAATTTTTGCAATGAAATACTTTTCGTCCATACTTTTTTTTTAATTTAGATTAATAACCTAAATAATCGTTTAATTTTTTCATTAAGTCAAGAGATTTATTACCTGAATCTCCAACGTGTCTTTCAACACTCATTTTTTTCTCTTCTTCTAAGTTCTCGTCGTATAGTTGTTTATCCTCTTTATTTAAGAATAGGTACGCTCCCGGAGTTGATGGTGATGATACTAAGTCAAAACAAATTAATTCAAAATCGTCTTGTACTTCATTTTGTTCACCCACTTTTTTTAGGGAACCAACACCTCTTGAAGAGATACCTAACGTAACTCCTTGTCTAAGGTAGTTAGCCGCTAAGTCACCTTTTGTTGAACAAATTCCACTTTCGTGATAACCCGGAGATGTGAGTAATTTAATTTTACCCATTAATACATTTCCTTCCCACCATACTTCGGTGATAGCGTGAGAAACTCTATCTAAATCGATTAGAGATGATTCCGGGTGATTTAACTCAGATAGAGCAGTACCCTTTGTAATCATTTTTTTATAATTTTCAGCTTCTCTTTTTAATATTCGTTCAGGATATGTTCTACCATTTCTATTTGGGGTGTTATATTTTTGTAATACAGCATAAAATTCAATAGGTTTTGAGTGGTCTAACATTCCATTAGATTCTCGTATGATTTCAACATTACGAGATTCCGTTGGGTTAATATAACCTGCGTCGTACTCAATAAGAATTGATTTTTTATTTAACTCATTATTGGTGTTAATTTTTAAATTCATTTTGAATGTTTTAATAATAAATATTAAACATTCTCGGTTTGTAACGATTCTTTATTGATTTTACTTTTTTTGGTTAAATAAAAATTAAAATTTTCATTGTTTAAGAAATTGTCTTTAAAAATTTTTTCTGTTATATTTTGTAAACTTTGTTTAATTTCATTACCTTTGAAATCCAAATCTTCTTGTGATATATAAAAATTTATTTCGAGGTTCATAAATGATTTTTTATTTAAATTGAGTCCGCTGGACCTTAAATCTAAATCAACAATAAATTTATCATCAAATATTTGTTTGTTTATCGACTCGTATATTGAGTGTTTGATACTTCTACTTAGGTTAAGAACTGTTCTTGTCCAATTATCACATTCGTAAATTGGTTCGACCCAAGTTTGGATGTTTAAGTAGAGAGATTTAAGATTGATTGAATCCACCGTTCCATAAACAATTTTTGCTGTTTTGAAACCTTGTAGGAAAGAAGTTTTTCCCTTTTTCATTAATTTTCATATTTTCCCGTTTATTTTTAAAAATAATAGGTATTTTTATATGTAATGTCAAAACTTTTTTGTAGGAAGAAGATATATGTATTATATGCTAATAGTAAAATTAAATAATAACCTTACAATTGAGAAAGCTTTAAAACTCTATAAAAGTAAAGTAATTAAAACCCGTCAAAGTTCTGAATTGTCAAAAAGAAAAGAATTTAAAAAACCGTCAGTAATTAAACGTGACGGTCTTTCAAAAGCTAAGTATGTTCAGAAAAAATTTAAATCAAACGATAATTAAAGATTTTCTTTTAGATTTTTAAGTTTGAAGTAAGTTAGTTTGTCGTATTTTTCAGAAATTACTTTTGAGATTGTTTCATCAATTCTTGTTTGCATTGAAGAGTCAGTGCTATCATTTTTCATTTCCGTTAGTTTAATAACAACACCTTCTTTAAGTGTGTTATATTTTTCATTCAAAGTTGAATCATCTTCTGACAATAAAGCAATTAGTTCTTTTTTATCGGATTCATTTAAACCATCAATATAACTTTTAATAGTTTTATTTGCAACACTTACCATAGTTGATAATGGTAGGTCAATACCTTCAGTTTTTGTTACTGTTAATTTTTTAAGAGATTCCGCAATAACTTTTCTACTTTTAATTTTTGACTCAATAGTTAAAACATCTGTAGAAAATAAAGTATCAATATCGGTATAGTTACTTTCAACATTTTTATTTCCAACCCAATCAACTAATTTATTGATGTCGGATTGTTTAATTTTGTTTACGGTATTCTCGTAAATTTTAATACATTCGTTAATATATTCATTACAATAAGATTCATTTAATGACTTAGGAGAACTTAATTCATCGTATAGGTAAAATAATTTACTAATGTTTTTATTTTCTATAACAAGTTTCTTAAATGTTTTTAATTCGTTTTTGAATGTATCGTTAGCATATGATTCTAACAACACATTTTCTATCTTTGTTTTTAATAAACCAAAATTTTTCATATCTAATTTTTATTATAAATATCTAGTCTTTTAAAAGTTTACTTAATTGAGATTCAATATCTCCTAAAGAATTTTTACCCTTGGATAAATCTATAAATGATTCATCTTCTGTTAGAGTACTTTGTTCAACTAATATTTTTAGATTATCTCGTTTAAACGACTCAGGTGTTACACCGGCTTCACCTCCCGGTTCAGGTCCCGGAGGTGCCTCAGGTGCTCCACCCGGTTCAGGAGCTCCTAAATCTTCCATTCCACCTCCTCCGAATCCTCCTCCACCTCCTGGTGGCGGTGGTGATGATGGTGGCGCCGCTCCACCGGCAGTTGCTCCGGATGTTGAGTTACCATATAATTTATCAATATTATCAAATATACCTGTACGAGTAATGATTGTTGCGGTATTGGTTAATTCTGCACCAACCGCCATTTCAATTCTTTGTTGTTGTAAATCTAATTTAATATCTTCATCTGAGAATCCTAAAATGTGTTTCTTAGCCCAAGATACTGATACCGGTGCGATACCGGCAATTGCCGCAACAGCTTGTTGATATAATCCTATTTTTTCTTTCCAAAGTTCAACTTTTAATAAATCCGCTTGAGATGATGGATTTGTTAATGCTAGTGTAAAGTTGGATAATTCATCTTCAAAACCTAATAAAAATAAATGTATAATTGCAATTTTATTTAATTCGGCAATCATAGATTTTTGAATCTTATTAATAGTTCTTGCGAAACGAATATCCATTAAAGATAAATTTTTACCATCACCAGCGGTTTCTTCAAACCCTAAAAACGCTTTAGGAACACGAAGTGCCGTTAATAATTTCTTTTGGATATATTCAATATCGGCAATCTCTGCTAAATTTTGAGCGCCTGGTAAAGTTTCAATTGGCATTGTTGCTGCCGGGTCACGAACAGGGATAAAATAATCTTGGTCAACCGCCATTTGATTAAATCTCATATCCACATTACCCGTTTTAGCGTCAACAATTTGGTCACGTTTAAATTTGTTTGCGACACGTTGTACATACGCTTCAACATCTTTGTCATCCATATTACCAACGAATACTTTGAATACACGTCTTTCAGGTGCTCTTGAAGTTCTATAAATCAACATCGCATCTTCAGATAATAATAATTGTTTCCAAATACGTCTTGCTTTTTCTAACATAGAAGTACCATAAGGAAGTTTTCTATCATCACCTAATAAACGGAAATGCGCAATTTCCCAAGAGTTAAACTCCATATCTTTGGCCTTCCATTTAAATCTTAATCCTTTATTTTCTGCTGGTTCTTCAAGATTTGCAGATTTGGCGGCCATACCTCTTTCCAAACGTTCAATCTCAATATTTGGTAATTGCATACAACCAACAATACCTTTATCAGAATCTAATTTTAGGTACACAAAGTTATCACCATATTTACAAGTATTCCTTGTCCACATAGTTAAGTTTGTATTAATATCTAACACATTGTTAAATAAATCGGCTAGTATTGATTTAATTCTTTTTGATTCAGAATAAATTTGTAACATATATCCATTCTCATCAACTGTTGTTGATTCTTCACCATAAATGTCTAATGCTGCAGATATCTCTGGTGTATATTCCATAGATTCGTAATCGTAGAATGATGCTAAACGAGTTGGTTCGTAATATACGGCTTGAGTGTATAAATTACTTTCAATTTTTGTCCATTGATTGGATAAGTAGTAAGTTTGTTGCGCTTGTAATTTTTCTCTCTCGTATTCTGCCTGAGAAGTTGTTTTTAATAACTCTTTTTTGTCCAACTTATATGTTGGGTAATCTTGATTTAATAACGAATTTGGACCAAAGGCTTGTGATAGCCTCTGCCATACTGTTAAATCGGTATTTTGATTATTTTCCATATTTTAAATTTAAATATATTTTTCCTTATATAAATAGTTTACTTTATTCTATATTCCTCCATCGTTTATTGCCCATCCGTAACCACCACTACCTGTTGAACCTGTTAAGATTGCTTTTCCTGCTGAACTTGCTGAACTATATTTAGCACTTCCGAATTGTATAATTTTATTGGGTTTCGGATTTTTGGTTGACCATCCATTATAAATAGCGTCAAGATTTATGGTTGATAATGTTAATGGTGTTTTTCCACCCATAAAAAAACTAAAGTCAGTTACACCTGATATATTCCAATTTCCGATATCTTGATTAAATAATGATATATCAAACATTGAGTTCATAGTAGTAACCTTTGAAACGTCCCAATTTCCTATTGGTTGATTGAATTGTGAATTTTTAAATGTTCTATACATTTGTGTTACATTACTAACATTCCAACCAGACAATGGTTGGTTAAATGGTGTATCTTCAAACATTAAATTTATATTTAAAACATTAGACACATCCCAATCATTAATATTTTGATTAAAAGGTGATGCTCCAAACATTCCACTCATAATAGTTACACCACTAACATTCCAATTATTTAATGGTTGGTTAAATTGTGTTCCCACAAACATATTTTCCATATTGGTTACACTACTAACATTCCAATTATTTAATGGTTGGTTAAATGATGAACACGCATAAAACATAAATCCCATATTGGTTACACTACTAACATTCCAATTATTTAATGGTTGGTCAAACAATGAACATTCATAAAACATAGCACTCATATTTGTCACATTACTTACATCCCAATTATTTAATGGTTGGTCAAACAATGAACATTCATAAAACATAGTACTTATATTAATAATATTAGAAACATCCCATAATTCAATATTATTTATAGTTGTTAATCCATAACATTCACCAAACATATATGAAATATCCGTTAGGTTTGATGTGTCTAATATATCGTTTACCGTTGATAAATCTAAATTATAACAATGATAAAATTGATAACCGAAATCTATTAATTTAACATTACCCCACTGTTGAACACTTAAAATTTTACCATAATCTCCACCACCAAGACCATAATAATTTCCAACAAAAAACCCGTCAATCACGCCCGTCATAGTAATAGTATATACACCTATTTCATCGTAAGTATGTATAAGTTCAGGTTGGTCCCAAGTGGTGATAGTATCTGTATTACCATCACCCCAATCAATTACAAAATCAAAAGTTCCTGATGAGTCTAACACAATACCAATTTGATTATTATTAGTAACACCTTCATTATCTGTTTGCCAAGTTGATATGAATGATGGTGGTAATGTTGGTGTTGGTGTTTGAGTCATTGTTGGTGTTGGTGTAGGTGGATTACCCCCACTTACAGGAGTTTGTTTTGGGAATTTTTTGAATAAATCAGGAGTTATATTTTTTACATTAAAAATCCCTTGACCATCCACATTAAGTTTTGAGCCAGCAAATACATTTCCGGATTTTTTTCTACTAACAAAATCACCCCCCTTTAAATTATTATCAATTAAAAATTGGTTTGGTTTTGGTTCTTGATTTAAATCTAGATTTATACTAACCGGAACATCAATACTTCTCTTTCTATCTGAGATACCCATTTATTCTTTTTAGATAAATATTACCTAACTCCAAATAACCATCCGTATTTTTGATAATCCTCACGACTAACTTGTTGGCTATTGAATTGATTTATTCTGTCTTGGTAATGTGGGATTACTGGGTCAAAATTAATATTTTCTTTAATCGCCTCATTATTGTTAACAGACCAAGAGTCAATCATAGCTTTGGTTTGTTCGGTAACTTTAGTCAATTTACTAAATGAAGATTCGGCAACATATGTCGCCATCGCAATTGACATAATCAAGTCATCGTGATGTCCTTTTTGGTGGTCAGGACGACCATTTATATAAACAAAGGTATTCATCTCGTTATATAAACGAGCACTATAAATTCTAAACTTATGTCTCATCGCCTCTTCAAAAGATGCAATAATTTGGACACGTTTATTATTAAAGTTTATTCCCGGGATTTTATCCATAGCTTTTGGGTCGTATTTCCATTTGTTAGCCAAATCGACACCATCAACGTATAAATCCCTATAATTCATTTCTTGTAATTTTCTTGACGTTGAAACTCCCATTCCACCGGTGATATCAATAACCACGAAACAAGAATAAATTGTCGCCCATTTATGACAAATCTCTGCCATAGTATCCGGAGGGAGTTTTCCAACATATTCAGCAACTTGTTCTTGGGTATCAAAATCAATAATTTGGAATGAACTAAAATCTTCAGAATCCCCACGAGAAACGTCGACACCCATAATGTATTTATGTCCAACAACAGGTTCCTTCCAAATCCAAAGAGCATTTCCCATCAATTTGTTAATAGGTTCTTGAATTTGATTTTCACGGATATCTTGCATCATAAGAGAATCAAATACGTTATCTCCGGAACCTAAGAAGTTACATTCCAACTCCTGAGAAACCTTACGTTTGTCGTATTTTAATTTCTTCACCATCGCCTCAAACCAAGATGAACAAGGTTTATATCCGTCATTCATTAATAATTTAACATCATCAAAGTTTCTTGCGTCGTAAGATTTACTACCCCAATCAATAAAATCATTAGGGTCATATTCTTCTTTATTTAAAAGGTAATGAATTATATTCTCTGTTTTAACAAAATATAAATCTTTTGTATATCTTGGGTCTCTGTACCAAAACATTTCCGTAATTTTAAAATCATTCATATTACGTAATGCTTGGTCATAAATTTCATAGTAAATTGCGTCATAACCATTAGGTGTTGACACCACAATTACTTTACCCCCCGTAGATAGGGACGCCATACAGGCAGACCAAAAATCACTATCAGCCTCGATAAACGCGGCCTCGTCAAATACAAGTATGGTCGGTGTAAATCCACGCAAGGCATCCTTAGATGTTGCAACGGCCTTAACCTCACACCCATTTGTTAATTTATAGTGTCTTTGGGAATTTTTTGCTTTATCAAAATCTATACCTGTCCAAGATGGCCATTGACCAACAAACGATTTAATTTTGTTTGCCATTTCCAATGAAGTATCTAACTTATTGGCAATTATCAATATTTTCTCGGGAGTTTCTTTTCTTGCAAATACAAGTCGTTTAGACATCCAAGCCGCGGTAACTGTTGATACCCCGGCCTGTCTGTATTTTAATGCAATATTTTCGTTGTAGTTTTCGTAATCGTCTAATAGAGTAATTTGGTCCGGGAAAAGTTCCAAAGGAACATATTTTTTCACCGTGTTATCATACGTTTCCAAATACGTTCTTAATGCGTATTCCGTATCTCTATTACATTTTACGTACTCTATAAGTACTTGTTCTCTTGTTAAATTCGACATACATAATGTTGTCGGTAATTTTTAGAATCCTAATGAAGATAAATCAATATCATCTAAATCATCAAAATCGTCATCGTTATAACCATCATTACTATCATCATCGTCATCATCATCAGACATTTTAGATTCGTATTCGTATTTCTTTAAGATTTCAACGATTTCATTAACCATTCTTTGAATTACCTGTTTTGCTTCTGGTTTATCAGCTAAAATTGCTTTAGCTAAATTTATAAAATCTTTTGCCTCTAAATTAGACAATTTCATAAATAAATATTGTTGAAGATGTCTTTTGTCATCATCGTATAAAGTGTCCGGCCAAGAATCTCTGAATTTCTCCCAAAAGATTGGACCTAATCTTGAATCCCAAACTTCACCCGGTAATGTATCTTCGGCTCTAACAACCATACTTCTTTGAACAGGGTCGTTAGGTAATCCTTGGTCTCCATATAATGAATAAATACCTTTAACTATCTCGTGAACCAATAAAGGGAATGTGAATGCCTTTGCTTTAATTGTTGGGGGGTCAGTTGTAGGGTCAGATTCTGATTGCCCCATTTGACCACCACCGGAACCTGCCATTGCTTCCATATCAGGATATAACCAATATAAGTGCTCCATTAATGATTGTGTTATACCATATAAATTTAATATATTAGGGTCCAATCTATTTATTTCATCACTAACCAAAGTATACATATGTCCACCTTTAAAAGCGGCACCTTGAACTAATGAGTTAATCATTCTTCTTTTTGCCTTTTCTAAGTTGAATTTTTCCATAGAATCCATAAAGTCTTCCATTTCTTCTTGGTGTTCTTCACCTTCTTTAAATGCCTCTTCAACATCTTCTTCATCCGGTTCTTGTGGTTGTGTCTGCATACCTTCAGCAGCACCCATCATACCACTCACTAATTCCACATCAAATTGTAATTGACCTTCCGGAATACCTAATTCTTTTTTAACTAAATCAACCGCTAAGTTTTCAAGATATTCTTTATTTTGAATTTCAACTTGTTTGATTTGTTGTAAACTACCCATAATAGAACTCATTAGTCCCATCATTGGATTATTTCCTTGTATTGGTGTAGTATTACCTAAAAACCTTCTTACCTTCTCTACTGAGTCCTTAAATCTTTGTGATGTAATTAACTCAATAAAATCTCTATCACCATCTTGTGGTAACATAGGGTTTTCGGCATACGGTGTTTGTCTTTGATTAATTTTTCTCTCAATACCCGGTTCCATTCTCTCAGGTCCATCATAACTAACAGGCGCTTCATTTAAACGACGATTAATCTCATTTAACATTTTTTGTTGGTTTTTAGACAAACCTTCATTAATTAATTTTTTGTCCAAGTCACTTTTGACTTGTAATATTTTTTCCATTCTTAAATTTGCACTCATAATTATTATTTGTTAAGACCTAACGCGTTAAATGTTAAAAAACTTGGTAATTCTCTTTTCACTGCTTTTGGGGCTCCTTTTTTATCAGGATTGGGTTGGAATGGGTGTTTTGGTGTTGTGTTTGGTCTAACCTTTGGTTTTGCCGGAGCAGTTTTCGTATCCTCATCCATTTCTTTTTTCATCGCTTTTGGAGCTCCTTTTTTATTAGGGTCCGGATTGAATGGATGACCCGGTTTTTTTTCTTTTTCTCTTTCTTTTGGTTTTGCCGGTGCGGTTTTAGTATCACCTTCAATTAAACTTAATAAATCTTCTTTTTTCATTTTTGGTGTAATGTGTTTCTCAACTAATCTCATAATTTGTTTTTCTATTTGACTTTCTCCCATAGCAACAGTTGGTTTTATCTCACCTAATTTAGATTGTGCTATCTTATTTAATGCACCACTAATCATTTTTTGATAATTTTCTTTGGTTTCTTTTTTCTTTTCAGGAAGTTTGGCAAAGTTAGTTTTTTTCCCAAACTCATCAGCCATTTTACACCATTTTTTTTGTTCTTTTGTTTTTCCGTCACCACATTTAGCGAAGAAATATTTTTGTTGTTTTTTTGATTCAAATTTTTCATCAATTTCTTTTTCTTCCATCATACCCATACCATCCTCAGTTGCGTCAGGGTCTTGAACCACCTTTAATGTATCGTCTTCGGTCATTTCAGTAGCAATTACATTACCATCTGCATCTGTTTTAACATTTACATTACCAATGTCGGCACCTGTACTTTTTGCAATATTTTGAGGTACCATAATTGTTTTAACTTGTTTAGTTGTGGTTGTAACTTGTTCTTGTAATTTACTGAATAACACATCAACCTGAGTATCAGTCATTTTATTTAGAGTGGACGCTTTAATTCCCTCCATCACTAGTTTTAATTTTTTCTGATTAGTGTTCATATTCGATTTTCTTTTCAAATTCTAATACGATATCTCTCTCGTATAATTTATCTTTGACTGATTGTTCAGTTTCTCCAAACTTGAAAACCAATCTTCTTTGATGTGTGAAGTCAACGTCTTCACTTTCGTTTTCCCAACATAATGCGATTATATCATCCATTGAATCTATCATCGAAAAATAGTCAGAGTTTTGAATTACTGACATTGTGATTTGGTCATTCTTCAAAACTCCTACATTTTTAATATGTTCTATGTCCGGTGGGAGGGGATAACCATTTGATGGTTTTGATTCCCAAGCTTCACCCCAAACATCTTCTATACTATTCGAGAAAATAAATTCATATATGTTATCACCTTTATAATTAGGACCTAATTCATTAACATATATTAAATAACTCATTAGATTATCTGACCTTTAGTATTAACTCTTAATTGTTTGTTATTCATTTCAAATACCAAATTTAATCTGTTTGTTTTACCAACCAATTTTGCGTTTGGATATTTTTCCATCAATTTTCTTGCACCAACTTCTTGAGAAATACTTTCAGATAATTGTTTGATTTTATTAATTTTAACTTTTTTACTCTCAGAAATTACTTTTGTTTGTTTTTTCTTAGACTCTAATAATTTTTTTTCATTAGAATCTATTTTGAAATAACCCTCAATAATTTTATCAACTTTTGATTCAGTAAAGATTCCTTCAATCATATCTTCAAGACGACCTGAATGTTCCTCACCAATATCTTTATGGTTTAAACTTTTTCTTGTTCTAACTTTTAATGGTGAATTATGTTTTTCTTTATATTTGTTAAAGAAGTCAGAGTCTCTTGGACCTTTTTCAAACCAATTCATATCAGGATGTTTTCCTCTAAATGTGTCAATATCATCAAATTCTTCAACATCAAAGTCAAAGTTAAAGTCATTTGAACCATATTTTTTATTATCCTCACCAGTCCATTCTTCATCATCAAATGACCCAAAATATTTAGACTCTTCATCTAATTCATCATATCCTTCACCCATTTCTCCTTCAGGCGCCATCGGTTCTTCATCACCCATATCGTCACCCATTTCATCACCCATTTCATCACCCATATCGTCCGGATTAAAATCATCCATACCTTCTTCATCATTTCCTTCGATTTTGTCAACAATTTCTTCTTTATCTTCCTCGTCCATAGAGTCCAAGTCTAATGCCGATAAAATTGAGTTGATTACATATTTTGAATCTTGAGAAGTCATTTCTTGTTGACCTTCTTCCGTTTCTTGGAAAGCTCTTAATTTTTGAGCCAATTTACCTGTTAATTTTTGAATAGATTTTAAAGTAACATCTTCGTTATCGTCATCACTATCGTCATCACTATCGTCTAAATCAACGTCAACGTCAATATCTTCAGGAGCCGGAGCGGGTGCAGGTGCCGGAGCAGGTGCAGGAGCTGGTGCGGGTGCCGGAGCGGGTGCGGGTGCCGGAGCAGGTGCGGCTTGTTCTTTAGTCTCACCACCCATTTTTAAAATGTATTTTGTGGCTTCTTCAGGACTTTCATAAAATAAATTAACATTCTTTTCGTTACCTTCGTTAATGTTAATTTCTTTAGCAACTAAATTAAGTCTTTTGAACGCTTGTGAGTAAGATGAATAATATTTTCTATTTTTCATCGGTTCCATATAATCAAACTCGGAGGTTGATTCAGTCAAACTTCTTTTAAGAACATAACCATTCTTTTCCTTGTCGATTTTATAAGTTCTACCATCAGCTAAAACTTTAGTATATTCAGTTGATTTATCTTCATTTATCGATGTAGGAATATTTTCTTTGTATCTAGCGATTTCCATAATACGTTGAATTTTCTCCATTCCTTGTAGTTTTTCGCTACCAACCGGTTTTAAATTGTTTCCCATTTTTATTTGTTTTTTTGGAATTATTTTATATATAAATATATTCGGAATTAAAAATGTTGTAATTCCGGGGGGTTTATTATTAATTATCTTAATTTTTCTTTTAAAGAAAGTTTTTTATCCTGATATTCAGTTTTAAAGTTAAATAGTTTTTCAATATAACCATTTCGTCTCAAAACTTTAAATACTAAATTTTCATCGGACATTTCACCACCTTCTTCTAGTCCGGCAACTCTATATTTCTTTAATTTATCCTTAACCTTATTCATACTCTCAAGTCCGGACTGTAATGGTTGTTCTTGAACATCCTCAATAACATCGTCAATTATTTTCATCCAATGTTCAGATTTGGTTTTAATTAAATTAGTGTCAATCTCAATTTTTTCTTTTGATGGTTTGGATTTCCATTCATTAAATAAAACAGAATATTCCCCACTACTAAAAGATTTAACATCATCTTGAACATATAGTTCTACATCATAACCATAGATTTTGATGTTGTGTTTGTCGTTAAATAAAGTTTTTTTTAATTTAAAAAGTTCTTCATATAGAGGAAGTTCTCTTTCTGAGAATTGCTCAAAGTCGGCAATTAAGTGTAAATCAACATCAGAATATTTTGACCAATTATAATTCGCCAATGAACCGGTCATAACCACATCAGATATAATAACATCAACACCTAAGAATTCTATGAACTCATAGGCGATTTCTAACAGACGTTCTCTAACTTTGGGTGACATCTTATTAGATGATTCCCAAATTTTAGGATTTAGTTCGTCCTGTAAATGAAAACTAGATAATATACTTTTAAGATTACTCATTAACTATAAATAGTTAAATATCTATAATTGTTAGATTTTTTTGTGAGTGTAAGTTTTAACTATTTTTGACGAGAAGAATTTCCCCTGTGATTCAGCCATTCTGAATTGGGTATATACTTGGTGGGGAACCTCAGAATATTCATATTTTTGTCCATTATTGAACTCAACCAACATTATTTTAGTTATAGTGTCGTATTCGGTTTTCTTAACATTTGACGATTGGATTTCGTTAATAATCTTCGTTCCTTGAATTGTCTCTTTTAATATTGCCATTTTCTAAAGGTATTTCTAAATCTATATCTTTTAATTTACTAATAATATAATCAGTAAGCTCTTCATTGTCAATATCACCAAAATAAGATATTAATTCACTTTTTAAATCATTAATTAAATAAGACATTTTTTGATATCCATTCATAATATCCTGAGGATAATAGGGTGGTCTCTCCAAATCTTCTTCACTCCAACCTTCCCTATTAAATGCGTGACGTAGTTTTATATACACCGAAATTAATTTTGATTCCGGATTAAGTTCGTCCATAAATTTTTGCCAAGGTTTTTTGTGTTCCATTACAATAAATATATTTGAAAATTGTTTTGTCAATCTAAAATAATACATTACTTTTGTCCCAATCATTTGAAAAAGTGAAAATAATCCTTATACTTAAATAAAACAATTAATTATGATAGAATCTATGGATGGCGGAAGTAATGGTGGAAACAAATCAGTTAAGACTGATTCGTCAACTCCTGTATTAGACAATTTTAGTAGAGACCTTATTAAATTAGCCGAGGAAGGTAAACTTGACCCGGTAATTGGTAGAGAACAAGAAATTACAAGAATCGCACAAATTCTTTCACGTAGAAAGAAAAACAACCCAATCATTATTGGAGAACCCGGTTGTGGTAAAACAGCAATCGTGGAAGGTCTCGCCATTATGATTTATAATGGGGAATGTCCAAGAAACTTAATGGACAAACGTATCGTATCATTAGATATGACATCAATTGTTGCCGGAACCAAATATCGTGGACAATTTGAGGAAAGAATGAAAGTTATTATTGAAGAACTTCAGAACGCACCAAACATCATCGTATTCATTGATGAAATCCACACAATAGTTGGAGCAGGTAATTCATCAGGTTCAATGGACGCATCAAACATCTTCAAACCGGCACTTGCTCGTGGAGAGATTCAATGTGTTGGAGCAACAACATTAGATGAATACCGAAAAAACTTCGAGAAAGACGGAGCATTAGAAAGACGTTTCCAAAAAGTTGTCGTGGATGCCGCAACCAAAGAAGAAACTTTGGAAATCCTTAAAAACGTAAAAGACAAATACGAGAACTTCCATAAGGTATCTTACACGGATGAGGTATTGTCTGTGTGTGTTGATTTGGCAGACCGTTATATCACCGATAGAGAATTCCCGGACAAAGGGTTTGATATTATCGATGAGGTAGGAGCAAGAAGTCAGGTAGAAGTAAAAATGCCGGAATCAATCGAGAAGTTAAAACAACAAGCGTCCGATATAAAACAAGAGAAGGTAAATGTTGTTAAACAACAACGTTATGAAGAGGCAGCAAACCTACGTGATAAAGAAAAACGTATCTTAAACAAACTTGAAACTGAAAAGAAAAAGTTTGAGGAGGAATCTCTAACCAACAAAAAAGAAATCACATTAGATTTGGTTTATGAAGTGGTTTCCAATATGACCAAAATTCCGGTAACCAAATTAAACGCGGATGAAACCAAATTATTATCCGATATGGAAAAAAACCTATCTGATAAAGTTATTGGACAATCTGAAGCAGTTTCAAAAATTGCAAAATCAATCCGTAGAAACAGAATTGGTATCAAAGACCCGAACAAACCAATCGGTTCATTCATCTTCTTAGGTTCAACAGGTGTTGGTAAAACATACTTGGCAAAACAACTAGCGAAACAAATGTTCGGTAGCGAAGATAATATGATTCGTGTGGATATGTCCGAGTATCAAGAAAAACACACCATTTCAAGATTAATTGGAGCACCTCCGGGATACGTTGGATATGATGAAGGCGGACAATTAACCGAACAAGTGAAAAACAAACCTTATTCTGTAATTCTATTTGATGAAATTGAGAAAGCCAACAAAGATATTTTTGGTACTCTACTTCAAGTATTAGACGATGGTCACCTTACCGATGGTATGGGGAGAAAGATTAACTTCAAAAATTGTGTCATCATTATGACATCAAACGTGGGAGTTAAAAAATTACAGGATTTTGGTTCAGGTGTTGGATTCAAAACGGGTAATAGTTCTTACGCGGAAGAGGAATACAAACGTGAGACTCTTAAAAAAGAACTTAAAAAATTCTTTACACCGGAATTCTTAAACAGAATTGATGAGGTTGTTATCTTTAACTCTTTGGTTAAAGAAGATGTTAAAAAAATTGTAACTTTGGAATTGGATAAATTATCCAAAAGATTGGTTGGATTAAAATACGACATCACATTCGATGAAACTATTTTAGACCTAATCTCTGAAGTTGGGTTTGATGAGACCTATGGGGCTCGACCAATTAAAAGAGCAATCCAAGATAAGATTGAGGATTTTGTATCCGAAGAGATTATCAAAGGAAATATGGTGGAGGGTGTTCCATACACCCTTATCTCCGTAGAGAAAGAAGTGGTGGTTAAACCGGAAGAGGTAAAAAAGAGTAGAAAGAAAAAAGAGGACAAATAGTCCTCTTTTTTTATATTATTTTTTTATTACACCGTAATTTTGGATACCGGTATGTTATGTTTTTTCGCAATAGCTTTCCAATTTGTAGTATCTATATTAGTAAAAATTGAGTCCGTATATATTTCCTTATCCGATTGTGCATCAAATATAGGTCCTTTGAATTCTGTGTCCGAACTAGAAACGTATAATGTTTTATTACCATCTTTGATAAACATCTCAACACCATTATTATCATAGTGAAATTTAATAACAGGGAATTCCATAACCATATCATCTTCAACAGTTGCATCAGCTTTAAAAGAACTACTAGAATTAGGTAAAATACTTTTAACTTTATCCTTAATACCTGAATTAGGTAAAATACTTTTAACTTTATCCTTAACCCAATCAATCGCGCCATCAATAGGTTGTTCTGTCATTACATTTTTTTTACTTGAGTGCATCTCAAGGATTCTATTTTTCTCTTCCTGAGAAATGTTATTAAATAAATTTTTCATATTGTTAGTTTTTTATCCTCTTTTATATGTTATAGTCCAAATACCTGAAATACCATCAATAATTAATTGATTTGGTGTTTCTTTAATTATTTCAACACCTTCACCTTCAATTTCTAGGTGCATATCTTTCCACAACTTAGTATCAATGGGGTGTTTAGGTATTTTTTCCCCATAAGCGTCTAATTTTGGACGAATAGGTTGTTCATTAATTATTCTACTAACTAATCTGGTTAAGTCTCTTTCAGTCAATCTCATTACTTTTGACATATTGTTTGTTTTTTTTTAGTTTATGTTTATACATAAATATATCAAAAAAAAAAAGAGACCGAAGTCTCTTAATATTTTATTTTATTTTTACAATCATCACACATCCATAATAATTCTTCATCAATTTTGGACCCTTTACCTTTAGCATCATTCATTAAACATTTACTATTAGATTCACAGTGTGGTATTCCTAAAGAATGTCCTATTTCGTGAATAGAAACTTTTTCTAATTTACCATAATAATTGGTTTCCATTCGTTTGTTAGATACCACACAAGATTTGGTCCCCAACAATGATAATCCAATTACACCCCAATTTTTAAAAGTTTTACCATTTAATTTCCTGTCGGTACAAATATCAACTTGTGTTAGAGCAACTACTTTACCATCAACGTTTTTAAATTTTGAATTTAACAACTCAACAATTTTAACTGAAGAATATTTTCGTAACCCTTTAACTTTACAATTTACCGGAATATCAATTTTTGGTAAAATATTAACTTTACAATTGTAAAATTTTTTTAAGTTCTTTTGAACAAATTCCACATCTTTTTTAGGGAACTCACCAATAACCACAATAGAAATTTCTTTTGATTGTGGTTTTAACCCGATATAACTTGTTGATATAACTAGAGTCAATAATACTGCAAATATTTTATATAAATTTTTCATACCACAAAGATATGAAAATTATTTAATTTACCAAAAAAAATTAAGCCACAGCAGAATTATTATCACCTAAACTTTGAGCTAACATAATTGGGTCGACACATTGTTGTCCGTCTCCGTGTAATTTATCAAAAAATTCCGAAGAATTTTGAACCAAAAAATCTTGATTAGATTGACCCATTACAAAAACTCTCGCACCTTTGGCTAACTTTTGAACTTTAGGGTTATCTATGAATTTTGCGGGTACACCTATACATCCAAAACTTTGATTAGCATATGCAATTTGTTTTGTTGCCTCTAAATATTTTTGAGGAACTTTTCCTGAAGAAATGTCTTTTTTTAATAATGATTCTAAATCCTTACTTGCTGTTAATCTTTCAGGTAATCCCGCTGGTATTCCGTGAATGGCTGCGGCGACATTTTCACCATCAGACGATTTTAAACCAAACTGATTTACACCGGAACCAACATAACCCTCATCTCTACCAAGACGATTAACGCTATAAATTCCTTTTGGTAAAAATCTTTTGGCAATTTTTATAAGTGACCCATAAGACGCTCCATATGAACAAGTTTGTGTTTTTGAATCAAAATGAGGGTGTTTATCTTTACCCGCAGCCATACAAGCATCAAAAGTTTTAGCTTTAGTATTGGTACATAATTTTGGAGTTATATCTAAACCACTCACTTTACACCAATCTTCACGAGTAAATGGTTCCGCATCTTGTTGTTGAACATCAGCACCATCAACAACAGAAGTATAATCAACTAACATTGGTGGGACTGGTGAGAACCAATTACCTTTAGCCATATCAAATAAATAAAGTAAATTGTCTTTACCATCATAAATAAAAAATGGTTTATCATCCAAATCTCTATCAATTATATATTTTAACTCATTATCTATTCTTGGTGTAAATTTATATTCAGATATTTTTTCTTTTTTAACTTTTTTATTTGATGTTTTAGAATCTTGTTTTACGGTATCTTTCTTTACAGTATCTTTCTTTACAGTATTTGTTTTTTTCTTAGGTATTTCAACTGACGTATTCTGGGACTTAAAGATTTTAGTTTTAATCGCCTCAATACCTTTAGGGTTTTTAACTAAAATCCATTTTGGAAATGCCCCTTCATTTTTTTTTGCGTAATAAACTTTATCTCCCTGAAATCTATACTGATATGGGTCTCCTGCAGGACCTTGTGAGATACCGGTAAAATCAAATGGGGTTATTGTATTCCCCATATTAAATGGGTTGGTAATATCAAACGACTTATTACCTTGTTCAGGTAAATAATGTCTTTTAGTTGCCGTTTCGTGAAGATTTAAAATTCTATTTTTTTCTTCTTCGTTAATTAAAAATAAATTTTTCATATTATGAGAATTCACTACCATCAACTTCCGCAAAATTAGCACCACCTGCAGGTTGTTGAGTTTCTTTATTTGTATTATTATTTGTATTATTTGCCGCAACATTATTTGGTGCGTTTGCCTCAGCCGTTTTCTTAATTGCCTCAGATGATGCGTCACCACCAACAACAATATTTGGTGGATTATTTGTTTCAGGAGTATTTGTTTGAGCTTTTTGTAACGCAGCTAAAACACTCGCAGCGGTTTTAGGACCATACTTACCATCCGGAGTTAATCCTGATTGAAATTTAGTGTTTAACGTATTTTGTAATTTCTCTATATCAGGGTATTTTACACCTATTTTTATTGGTGTTACCGGAGCTGTTGATGTCGGTGGTGTGGTCGCCCCTGCTGTTTGTGCTCCTGCTGCCTGTGCTCCTGCTGCCGGTGCTCCTGTTGTCGGTGCTCCTGTTGTAGGATTAGTTAAAACAGATTGACCACCCAACGCATTCTGAGCTTGTTTAATTACATCAGCAACCTTTGGGTCTAAATTTCCGTAATTCCCTGAATCAATAGAATTACTAATTGATTTAGATGAATATTTATCAATCATATCATTTTTTTCTTCTTGTTCAGAAATCACAACACCTCGTTTATACCCCAAAAGATATTTCATATTTTCAATTTCTTCTAATATAACTTTTTTCATTATCTTACTTTATTAATTTTATTTCATTTTTCTGGCAGCTTTTAAATCAGCTCTAGCCTTGGCAATTAATTCGTCCCTTGTAGGTACTTTAGGTGGTGTTGCGGATAGAACACCCTGAACTTTTTCTTCCGGTGTCATCTGATTAAACCCAACCCCACTTTTACCTATATTGGGGTCAACATTGAAATTGTATGCCGGAGCTGATGCGGATGACTGAGTTGACGCGGATGTCTGAGTTGATGCGGATGTCTGAGTTGATGCGGATGCCGGAGTTGATGCTTTTTCACCACCATTTAATTTATCATTAATTTTTTGTAATAACGCAGAATCCATATTACCTGTTTCAGGCAGACCTAACAATTTTTGAATTTGTTTTGTAGTATCACTTGTTTTAGTAACAACTTGTTGTTTATATTGTTGTGCCTTTTTTGCCTTGTCTTCAGTAGATACACCTGATTTAAATTCAGTTGCACAAGTATATCCGGCCATTGTACCGTTCTCAAGTTTTTTTCTTCCGGTATTATAATAGATAATTTTACCAATTTGGTAAGCGGTGGTTTTATCCGCCAAAGTAATTAATTTTGCGTTAGGTTGTTTTTTAACACAATTTAAATCAGAATCCCAACGAGATTGTCTTTTATCTAATTCGGCTTTTGGAGCAGCTTTTGGAGCAGCTTTTGGTACAGCTTTTGGAGCAGCTTTTGGAGCAGCTTTTGGGGTATTTATAACTCCTTGATTAGGTGCACCTACAACAGATTGTTCACCCAAATATTGACGTTTTATAGCACTTTGGTGAAGGTTTAAAATTCTATTTTTTTCTTCTTCATTTAAGAAATATAATTTTTTCATAAAATATTTTATTTATAAATATCATATAAAAAAAAAAGAGACCGAAGTCTCTTAAAACATTTTAAATTTTGATTCAACCTTATATGAATATTTCTTATAACCTAACTCTTGAATCATCTTTTTACCGGTCTCTATTCCATTATAAACATCCTCGACAACCACATACTCATTTCTTGTGTGATAATCGTAATAACCTATCGCAAAATTGATACAGGAGAAGTCAAACTTATTCTTTAATGCGTAAACATCTGTGTAAGGATTAGAAAAGTATTCTTGTTTTCCATCAAAACTTTCGTTTAACACACCATTACAAGTTTCAAAAAATTCACTATCTCTCTCAAATAATCTTGTCCCCATACAAACTTCTGTAACCATTCTGTTACCGGGAGCGTCAAACTGAATCCCATATCCAACATTTACAAAGAAATTTGGGTCAGCTTTCTTGGACCCGTGACATCCGGTTTCTTCTGATACGAAAAACGCCGCTTTCAAATTTGGTAATTCTTTTAATAATTCCAAACAAGCGTAAACACCACATTTGTCATCACCACCGATTCCGGTTGGGTTACCCAAGTCGTTATACGCCTTTAAAGCCGGTTTAAGTTCATACTGAGTATTCTGTAACATTTCCTCACGAATGTTAATCGTTTCAATATTATGAACCGTATCGGTATGAGCAATCACACAAGGGAAATATTCCACATCTTCATCAGTTTGTTTGATGGCATAAATGTTATTATACTCATCCACATTGAAGGGAATCCCATTTTTCTCTAACCAATCGATTAGAAATTCTACCATTCTGTCTTCTTGATATGTTACTGTCGGAACCGACAAAACATCTTTTAATAATTGATAATCTCTTTCCATTTAGCAAAGATAGGAAAAATAATGTAAATTACAAATATTATTTTAATTAATTCTTATAAATCCCTCAAATAATTCCGGTGACACTAAAAAGTTATTAAATTCATCCTCAGTATAACTTCTATCTTCTAAACTACCATCTTTTTTAAACACCTGAATAGTTATTTTATTGTCCTCCGGATTAATTCCTTTATATAAAAATTCTGTTTTATATTTGGTGGGATATACTTTATTTAGTTTGAATTTTAAATCAAGTCTATTATATAATTCTGAATATTCGTAGATGTCAATATATTGAGACTCATCTTCAAGTTTTTCTATTATTTTATCTAAATAATCGGACACATATCTATCAACTGATTCATTATCAAAATCATCACAATCCAATTCATAGATGTAATCACTCCAATTCGCAATATTCATATCAGAACCAATATTAAATAATAATTCTTTTATAGTTAACGATTTATCACCTATTGTATCGTATAAATCCAATAATATTCCAGCACTTGTATAATATTCGGTAAGACAATGTCTTGTAAAAATACCATAATTTTCAAATGGGTTACAAAAATCATCTTTAATCATTTTTTCAAACGCTCTAGTTTTACACTGATTTTCTTCTGCCGTATAATCACTGATGATATAATCAATCTCGTCTTCAAACATCTCATATAATTTTTTACCGGCATTTTCTCTTTTTGTGTCGGTATCTAAATCTACAGCATCCGGTAAAACGATTGAAAGTATTTCTTTTAATTTTACAATATTTTCACCTCTAAAAAATTGTTCAATATATCCATCTCGAAAATCTTGGGTCGCCTGATAACTATCCACAAACTCATATGAATCATAACGACTAGTGATTACGTTATAATACCACAAATCATCATCACTAGGGTCAAATAATTTGATATACTCATTGTCATCAAATCTAAATGTTATCTTACTTTTAAATGGTGCTTTTGGTGTATATTTGAAATCGTAAATAAATTCGTCAGAGTTTTCCATCTCACGAGAACTAACCACTTCACCATTATTAATTTTGACTAATAACTTATATATGTCAGAACCAACAATATTGTCAAGAACATTTTTTACCTCATCAGGAAATTTAGATAAAATATCACTTTTTGGACGAGCAGCTCCATAGGCATTGTAATAATGAATCTTACCATCCTCTTTATGAATAGCATAAGTAACAAAACCATTTTTTAATTGGTTATTTTTATCTATAACAAAGTAAGTGTCACCTTCTCTAAATGTATTCCATTCAGATTTCATATGTTCCGGAGCGTAATATACAAAGGCGTCGTAGTCCAAAGGGTCAACAACCATCCAATCGTCATTGTCTAATAATATGTTTTTCATTCCGTGAAAGTCCTTTGTATCAGGCATAGATATTTATTTTAATATAAATATAAAAAAAGTTTGGTTTTTCCAATTTATATATTATCTTTGTGGAGTAATAATAGGGGGGTAAAATGGTATTGACTGGCATATCTACTTATTTGGGGCACGTAGTGAGAAGTTTCCTATCACTTAAATCTATGGATGACAAAATTATAAATGGCAACATTTTAAACAAAATGGCTCTAGTAGGTCTTGTACGTCAAGATGAGCTTGTGAACGTAGCGTAAGCAAACACACATTAGGGTCGGTGGACATATACCCAGTAACAGGAGTCCTTACAAAGGTGTGGTACCTATCCGAAAAGGTACAAGTGGAGGATTAGTTCTCAGTAAACCGAACCACTCTAAAAATAAGGGAATTGTGAAATTTCGGATTGTTAGCTCAAACAATGTCCTAAACGTGTAGTCCTGAACACTTAGGGTGAACAACACGAGGCTTCGAAGCCTCTACCTCCACCAAAAGAAAAACCCATCATACGATGGGTTTTTTTGTTATCAGTTCAAATGTTTATTTTTTAATCTTGCAATAAATCCTTTTTTGCTGGATTTAATTTAGTTACTAATTTATCTAATCTTGAATCCATAGTTCTATATACCTCTTCAAGACCTTTGTGTGTGTCCTCAACTCTAGCATTGATGTATCTATTGGCCTCAGCATATAAGTTATCTGTTCTACCAATTTCACCATCTATACGACGATGTAAAGTTTCTTCTGTTCTGTTTATATTATCAAAGATATGTCCTTGAACTTGCTCCAATTGAGCACATTTATTTTTCAATCTTTTAATCTGAATGTACATCATAACCACAACTCCAACTCCCAGTACCCCGAGAACCAAACCTATACCCATAATGAACGATGTTAAATCTACCATAATTTCTGTTTTTTTTAATTTGTTTATTTGAACTGATAATAAAATATAATAAAAAAAGGGACTATTTCAAGTCCCTTTTCATATCCCGGTCAATATCTCTAGATTTTATACTATTTCGTTTATCGTAGAGTTTCTTACCACGAGCCAAAGCAATCTCCATTTTAATCAATCCTTTATCGTTCAGGAACAATCGGTACGGGATGATGGTTAATCCGTTGGTGAGTTGGTTCTCCAAGTTGTTTAACTCTTTTCGTTTAAGTAAAAGTTTTCGGTCCCGGGTTGTATCGTGAGAAGAACCATATCCATAATCGGATATATTCATTCCCTTAACAAATAACTCTCCGTTGTTGAAATAACAATAACCCTCAGAGATGGATGCTTTACCACCCCGGATTGATTTCACTTCCGAACCTACTAGTTGAATTCCACAAGTTTCTGTCTGAAGGAACTCGTATTCAAACTTCGCTTTCTTATTGATTATACTAACTGATTTTTTCATACGACAAAGATAATATAAAAATTGATATAAACAAAAAAAGGTGATACAAATTAATGTACCACCTTTTGGCTTAATACGATGAGAATACTCGTCTTATTGAGAATCTTTGGAAGTTTTATTGTTTGACTTCTTTTCCACATCCTTTTGGGGTGTAATCCTCATTGCCGATTGGTTAGACCAATCACTCCTTACGATATCATCTACTCTCTCATTATTCAACTCTCTTCAAGCTTGCGACCTGACTCCGGATTCGACTCCGTAGAGGTTTTTGGTAAGAATACATTCAGACTTGCGGTCATCCTGTGCAACGAACATCTCGTTACTAAGTAGGCAACTTGTCAATGACATCGGGTAGACATTTTTGCTATGTTTCTTTTAGTTTTTCACCATATTGAAAATAGTAATTGTGTTGTGGATGTGTTCAAGAAGTAGTCTACCATAAGCTTCGTCTCCTTTTGAGAGACAAAATACTAAACTTCTCGATGAGATATCCCTATCTCCAAATTTCAAGAATTCTTCAAATCAACATCTTGGTAGATGTTTGATAAGGATAAAGCCAGCACCACCTGTCACCTTATCTTGCCTTTCGGCGTTAAGACCCCTCTAATTTTGGAACTCGCAATCATAAAGTTGGATGACTTTATTTTTTACATAATCCCTATGAGTTATTCTTAGTTTGGGGTTCCCCCCTCAACCGAAAGACCCACATCTCCCGGTCAGTAATCCATTTCCCTACGAAGTTATCCTCGGTACTACAGGCTCACTGATATCTCACTTGCTTACTCGAGTTCGGTTTCCCAAACCCCAAAATCAGTAACACAACTAATTTCGGTTTATCCTGCTTTCGCAGTTTATTTAAAGATGATAAGCCACCTATTATCGTTTTTTACAACACCGAAGTGTGTAATGGATAATCTAAAATTTCTAAGAACGTATTAGGTTTCCCTAATTTGTTTTACAAAGATAAGTGATTTTTTTCATTTGTCAAGCACTTTATAAAACTTTTTTTTAAAATAAAATGTGTGTGTAAGCTCTACCACTGCAGCTAAACCTTGGTCATTACGATTACGGTTGTTGGAATCGAACCAACGACTCTACACTACACATTTTGTGGTATCGGCGGGGTTCGAACCTGCGGCACAGAGTATTTCGTTACTCCTGCTCTACCAAGAGAGATAAATCCCCCACTGAGCTACAATACCATTATAAGTTAGTGGACGTATGCTCTACCATCTGAGCTACGGGGTTAAGACCGGAGGGATTTGAATCCTCGACACAACGTCCACCTATCTCTTCAATAATTTTAAGAACTTTAATTCTTCTACAAAGATAAGATATTTATTTTAATCTGTCAAACTTTTTTTTTAATTTTTTTTATTTAATCACAATATACCTCTCGGATATAATAGTTGTTGAATAAATTTGTAAAATACGTTTTTTCATCACCGGTCATATTATATTGAAATGAACAAAAATCATTTCCGTTTATATATCGAGCCGATTGTATTTCTTTACTTTTTAAAATTGTAAATTCCAAATCAGTTAATTTGAAATATATTGATTTTTCTGAAGTCAATTCAATTCCGGATTCCAAACGTAATTTACTACCGTCTGCAAATGTTATAAATATTTGGTCTTCTTTACTTAAATTACCAATATCCATTCTAATCACCCATAACCCATAACAAGACAATCTATTCCCATCTAATTGATATACCGGAGTCATTGTAAACCATTTGTTTTTATCCAAATTGGAACAAACCATTCCGGTTGGCCCGTAAATCTCAGATTTATTGATACATTTATCAATAACCACTTTTCTATTTTGAGAATATGTTGAGTTTAACGCCAACAATAACGATAATGTAATAAAAATCTTTTTCATTTTTATCCTAATTGAACTTTTGTTTTTTTTATTTTTTTATTAAAATACTTTAATGTTTGATTCACATCAACACATCTGTGATTTCTCCAATATCTTTTGGTTCTTGAACAATGTGAACCACAAGATGTTAATGTAACCGAACTTAGGAAGATAATCCCCAATACCCAAACTAAATAACCTTTTTTCATAATTTTTTATTTTTTACATACTCATCATCCAACCCATTCGATTCTGTGCTTGATACTCAGTATAAGTACATTTTCTCATTGTCTTATAGTCCGGTCTCAACTTAACGTGTGTTGGGTATTTTTTCTCGTGCTCTTTGTGTTCTCTCACCACCTTAGCGTAAGCCTCTCTTTTACTTGGAGCCCACACATCATTAAATCCACCACCAATCCAATTAAATAAATATAGGTATTCACCGTTAACATTTCTATACAATTTCTCTTTTGCCATAATGATTAGTTTTAAATCCGATACAAAGATACGCCTATTTTTTGTTCTACCAAATTTATTTTAAAAATTTTTAAAAATATTTTTTACTATAACGATTACGTAAATTTTTTTTGGCATAATGTTTGACTTAGTGGTTTTAAATAACTATTTATTTAACGAACTTAAACATTAATTTAAAAAAAAAAGTATTATGAAAAAAGTATTATTAGCTTTAGCAATTATCGGAACATTGACGGTAACATCTTGTAAACAAGTAAACACAGAAGAATCAACAGAAGTTTGTTGTGATTCAACATCGGTTGATTCAGTATCAGTAGATACAACAGCCGTAGACACTACCAAAGTAGATACTACACAAGTGAAGTAAAACAAATAACCCCTCTTCGGAGGGGTTTTTTATTATAATAAGTTTTTGATTTTTTCTATATTTTGAATTATTCTATTTTTTTTACTTTCAGTGAGACCCATAGTTTCAGCAGCCTTTGAAATTAAATCTACCACAAAATTTTGACCAACATCTTGTCGTGACGAAGAAGTATCACTTGCTAAATCTGATGAAAGTGTAGTGTCATTTGCTTGACTAGAAACGTGAATATGGTCATTATGTTCCGGGAAACCAAAATATAAGACTGATTTAATATTACCTGATTCACTATTAACTTTATACCCCGCACTAGATAATTTACCAACAAAACTTTCAATTTGACTTAAGATGTTTTTAGATTGAGCGTCTTGTTTACTTGACCACTTTATATCATTTATTTTTGAAATGTCTACGGCCTCACCGGTTTTATGTCTACTTACGTTACCTGATGATGTATTTGTTCTATGACCGGTATTTGCCGTTGTGATGGTCACCATAATATCGGCCGCGTTAGCCGCCGCATTAATTTCTGCCAATAAAGAAGAATTTATCTTATCTGATGATGCGGCTCCTTCCCATTTTATGTTGGAATATTTTGAAGTATCAACTTTTTCTATCGCTTCGATTAATGTTATTAATTTTTTCATATTATTGTTGTAAATGTGTCATTAAAACACCACCAATTAAAGCCGACTGATGTTGTAAATTATTTATTGAATCGTCATCTAATTTAGTTTTTCTTTTTGTATAATCTAAACCTAATGTTCCTATAAATTTACCTTCGATAGTTTTTATTGCGAATAAATATCCGGATTTACAACCTGTATCTTCAGCGATATATTTTAAACCATAAGTGGCAACCGTCTCATCCTTATAATCAGGGATTTCAATAGTTTCATATTCTAATAATTGATTTATTGAACGGCTAAATAAATTAACAGGAATGTTACGAAAATTGGATTGAACTGATGATATTCCAGGACCAACAACTTCATACATAATACTAAATTTTGCAATTGATTTTCCTGTTGGATAGAAGTTTCCCCCATTATGAAATTGAGTTATCCAAACTCTATCTGATTTGAATTCCTCTTTAATATGGTCTAATTTGGTCATTACAAGTTCACTAACTTTTAATGTTTCCAATACCATATCCGGTTTTTCCGCTTTTTTATCTAATTTATTTTTAATAAATAATACTAGAAGAGGTCCTATCACCCCCGTGATAAACGCTACTATTATTGATACACTCATAATTTTTATCTTAAACTACCAAAGTTTTTTAGAAATTGTTCCTTAGTAATTTGTAATTTTTGACCACTTTTAGTTTTAATAATCATCATTTCAGGTTTTTTAATTACAGATTCAACAATTTTTTTCTTCGGAAGTTCAACAACTTTAGGTTTATGGTTTTCAACCACTTTAACTTTTGGTTCTTCAATAATTGGTTCTTCCTGTTGGAAAACCTCAACAGTTAATCTTGGTTTTTCCTCTTCTTGTTCTGAAACCACAACATTAACTTTTTTATTTGTTTTTACACCAAAGTCAGAACTCCAAGGTTCAAAATAGACATCATCGGCAATAACCTCTAATCTCATATTACCTTTTGTTCCTTCAGGTAAAAAATGTTTAGTTTTTGGAATAATTACTTCACACACTCCGGTGTTTTCGATTGCTCCATTAAACATATAAGACATTTCGTCTGTCTCAATAACTAATCTTACTTTAGATTTTGCTAAAGAAGTTCCTTCAATTTGTATATTACAATTGAATTTGTTTGGTTTGTCAGTATATAATAAGTAACTCATACCAAATAAATATCTTAATCTTTTATAATTGTCACATCTACTTTAATATTTTTCTGTTCTTTCATTAATATTTCCACATCTTTTAGCTTTACAGTTACTTTATTGTTCTTAGTTTTATTAACTTTTGTTTCAAAAACAATCTCATCAACATCTAATCTAACAAATAATCCAATTAAGGTTTGTTTTTCATCATCCGTTAATTTTTTTAACCTTTCTCTAACTCTTGGAGAAGGTCCTCCAACACCCCTCTCAACAATTTTTTGAATTACGCACCCTTCTTTCCACGTAAATGGTGTCTCCATCCACGCGAAAGGTGTATCATCCCAAGAATAACAAATGCTTCCCATACTATTTATAAATAACTAAAAATTTGTAAAATTGTAGTATGTCTGATATTTCTAATCAATTAATTAAGGATTCTTATAATTATGTCCTCCAATCTGACCTTTCAACCGGTATTGTATACCGTATTGGAGGGGGAATTCCTGTTAACCCAAAATTTTTATCGGGATTAACAATTAATACTAATTTTAATTATAGTAACGGAACCGAACAACCCGGATTTGTTTTAATTACTGACGCTTTTGGTAACGCAAGTTGGGGACCTGTTTCAGGTAGTTCTTCAGGTGATTATTTATCATTAAGTGGGGGAACAGTTACAGGACCAACAATATTTACAAGTGGTTTAACTGCAAACACATTTTCTGCCTCAACATATCTTGGTTTACCTATAGATATTAGAGTTACAGGTGCAACTAAATCAGGTAGTGTTGCGACTTTTACAAATAATACCGGAGGTACATTCACCTTAACAGGTTTAACTGACACCTTCGTTACCGGAGCAACCAAATCAGGTAGTGTTGCGACTTTTACAAATAATACCGGAGGTACTTTTACTTTAACAGGATTAACAGATGTTTTTGTTACAGGTGCAACTAAATCAGGTAGTGTTGCCACATTTAAAAATAGTACAGGAGGTACATTCACCTTAACGGGTTTAACCGATGTTTTTGTTACCGGTGGTACACACTCATTAACTGGTGGAACCACTACATTTAGAAACAACACAGGTGGTACTTTTACCGTAACAGGATATTTTACACCATCTAATGACATTTATGTTACTGGCGGGTCAGTTGACCACGGACCTAGTGATAACGCAGATAATTCATTAATACTAACTAGAAGTGACTCAACAAATGTCACCATATCTAATTTGGTGAATATTTCACCCGTAACTAAATCTGAAATCGATTCTTTAATTGCTAGTAGGTGGATAATACGAGGAAAAACATATAAAATATCAGGATGTGATTCTAGGTTATACGATAATGGAATCAATGGAAGAGGTGTCCCTGTTTATACTTCAATTTATTTAATGGGTCTTGAAAATAACAAACTGTCTGAAACTGGTATTGGTGAGTTTTATACACCAAAATATAGTGAGGGACCTATTTTTGTTGATGGTAATTCGTATACTCAAGACCAAAGAGTTATTTGGGGTGGGTATGTTTGGAATTGTATTCAATTTGGAACATATACAAGTATTGATATTTTCACTTTAGACCCTAATGGATTTGAAATTATATATCCATTTGAAAGTAGTGATTCTTATATCACAGGATTGTATAATATACAATACGACGATATAATTTACGATTACACCAACGATAAAATTATATACAGAAATGAACAAAATTCAAATATTGTAAGTACAACTTATGAAAATATTGAATATTGGAAGAATGAAATGTCATTATATAACCCAATCAAAGCTTTTCAGTGGGGTAACTTATTTACTAGTAATAACAGAGGTATTGGTAATCAAACAATTGTTAATTCATATAACGAAAATATAAATTATAATGGTAGATATCAAATTAACCTACATTTTGAAAATCATTCGTATCAAAAAAATATTATTAGTTCTTTTGATGAAGGAAATTATCAAGATGGTATAATACTAGAAAATTATTCTTATATTGATTCAATTACTTTGGTTAGAAATGCTTCTTACCAATCAAATATAAAATTATCTAATAATTCATTTATATCAAATATAATATTAGATAGAGGAGCGTTTCAAAATGAAATTATATTAGATAATAATTCGTATATTGATGAGATAAATATGTCAACAGCTGGAGGTGCATATCAATCTAGAATTTTTCTATCTAATAATTCATACATAACAACCGGTATTTTTGGTAATGGTTCTTATCAAAGAGATTTTGTTTTTAACAACGGTTCATATATGGACACGTTTGAATTGGAGGTTGATGATTATCAACAAAATTTTAATTTTAATAATTATTCTTTCCAATATAATTGTACATTGGTAGGGGTTCACCAAGAATTTATCTATATGGATAAAGGTTCACAATCTAACGGTTTTAGTGAATCCCAAACAAATATAACAGTAAAAGGTTATGATATAGATTGGTCAAGTTATCCTTCGATTTCACCTCAAACTGATTTATATTTTATTCATAACTTAGTAAACGATGATACGGCACCGGTATATATTGGAAAAATTAATAATCGTTTAGTTGAAGTTACAAAACCTATTGATATTTTTGTTACCGGTGGTACGTATAGTTCAGGGTCGGGTATTATAACATTTACTAATAATTCAGGTGGAACATTTAATGTTACCGGGATTTCATCAGGTGGTGGAGGAACATTTACCGGAGGTACTGTGACAGGACCAACAATATTTACAAACGGATTAACAGCTAACACTATATCTGCAACAACATATCAAAATTTACCAATTGATATTAGAGTTACCGGTGGGACATATACTAATGGTACGGCAACGTTTAGAAATAATACCGGTGGAACATTTAATGTTACCGGATTAACAACACCATTTACAGGAGGAACTGTTACCGGAGCAACAAGTTTTACAGGTGGTTTAACTGCTACAACAATATCTGCAACAACATATTTTAATTTACCTAAAGACGTATTTGTCACCGGAGGAACTTATAATAACGGTAGTGCGACATTTACAAATAATACAGGAGGTACATTTACGGTAACAGGATTTAGTACAAGTACAGGGACATCATTTACCGGAGGGACTGTTTCAGGGGCAACAAATTTCACAGATGGATTAAGTGCAAATACAATATCCGCCACAACATATTATAATTTACCTAAAGATATTTTTGTTACCGGTGGTACATACACCTCAGGTAATGCAATATTCACAAATAATTCAGGAGGAACATTTACCGTATCAGGATTCCCAATTGGTAGTGGTGGTGGTCAAATATTTTATTTAAACTTATCACAATCGCAAAACGGAAATAGATTATTAAGTACAACCGCTAGCACCGCGTCAGAACAATCAACCGGTGTAACCATTAGTAATGGTGTGACAAGTACTATATCTTCTTTTCAGTCACAACCGTTAAATACAACACTATTACCGGGAGGTATTTGGAGTTTTTATTTACATTCATATAAACAAAATACAAACGCATCGTTTAATATATTTGTTGAGTTATATAAAATAACAAGTGGTGGAACTCAAACACTTTTATTTACCACAGACCCTACTCCAGTAACAACAAATTCACCTAATCCGTCAATGCAACTTAGTGATGGTTATTTTAGTGGAACACCATTATCAGTTAGTGATAGTATAGTTGCAGTAGTTAGAGCAACTAATACAAGTAACCAATCACATATAATAACTTTGGTAACTGAAGGTTCTCAACATTATTCATATGTAGTTTCAACAATACCAACTCAACAAGGTTTAACTTGTGATACATTAAGTGGATGTAGTATCATTCAAACAATTCAAACTAATTTATCAAATAAGTTAGATAAAAGTGGTGGAACTATAACAGGTGATTTAATTATTAATTCAGGTTTAACGGCAACAACAATTTCCGCAACAACATATTTAAATTTACCAACAGATATTCGTGTTACCGGAGGAACTTATTCAAATGGAACCGCAACATTCACAAATAACACCGGAGGAACATTTAATGTAACAGGGTTATATACTGGTGGAACAGATGTCTTTGTTACAGGAGCAACCAAATCAGGAAATGTTGCAACATTCACAAATAATACAGGTGGAACATTTACTTTAACAGGTCTTACGGATACGTTTGTTACCGGTGGTACTTATGATACAGGGTCAAGTTCAATCACTTTCACAAATAATTCAGGAGGAACATTTAGTGTTACAGGGATAACGTCAAGTGGTGGTGGAAGTTTTACCGGTGGAACTGTTTCAGGTGCAACAATATTTACAGGAGGATTAACAGCAAATACAATTTCAGCAACAACAATAACAAGCCCATCGATTTCACCTTATGGTTTAATTGTGGCAACATCCATAGGATATCAAAATATATTTTAAAATTAAAAATGGAAAAAAAGTATTCAATATATGTATTAAAAGACCCTATAACTTTTGAAATAAGATATGTTGGTTTATCTTGTAATGTTAATAACAGATACCAAGAACATATTAAAGATAAAATATCGTCGTATAAACAAAGGTGGGTTAATAGTTTAATTAAAAATAATAAACAACCTTTATTAGAGATAATTGAAAAGGACTTATCATTATCAAAAGCATTTGAATTAGAGATTTATTATATTGATGAATATAAAAATAAAGGGTTTAGATTAACAAATTCAACCATTGGGGGTAATGCGCCTATGGCAAATAAAACTCATACAGAAGAAACTAAATTAAAAATGTCTAAAGATAGGTTAGGTGTTAATAATAGTTTCTATAATAAAAGACATTCAGAAGAATCTAAATTTAAAATTAGTAATTCGCTTAAAGGTAAAAAAAGTTGGAATACGGGGAAAAAGTTATCATCAGAACATATTGAAAAATTAAAAATTTCTAAAATAAATTACTCACCGCCTAATAAAGGTAAGACAAGATTTGATTTAGGTTTAATGGAAAAATTATTACAAAAAGGTTTAAAACAAATAGAAGTTGCAAACCATTTTAATACAGACCAAGGGACTATTTCAAGATATATAAAAAAATATAAATTTAATTTAAAACTATAAATTATGCCAACAGCAAATACACAACCAATATTTTCAAGTTTAGGAGACATACAATGGGGGACAACAGTTCTTACAACACTCAATACAGCAAAGGATGGAACAGGGACAGTTCTAAATGTTTTTACCGCAGACGCAACAAACGGGGGTTTTGTTCAAAGAATAAGATTTAGGGCTGCCGGTACAAACATTGCTACGGTAGCTCGTGTTTTTATAAACAATGGTTCCGCAAACTCAACTCCCGCAAATAATATCTTATATGATGAGATTACATTAGCCGCAACCACACTTTCAGAAGTGGCGGCTTTAGCGGTTTATGAATTACCATTAAACTTCGCATTACCACCCGGTTATAAATTAAATGTAACACTTGGGACAACAGTTGCTGCGGGTTATTATGTATCAGTTATAGGAGGGAAATACTAATGGAATATATCTTAATACAATTTACTCTTGGATGGGATTTTCAAGCGTATCAAGAAATTAGTAATGGAAATTTAGTTAGAATAACTGATTTAGACGGTAATACATTAACATATCCTGACTTTCCTGTTGAAGGATATGTTGTGGATGCAAATCCACCTAAACCAAGTTGGGCTGAATAATGATTGACGTTTTTAACATACCCTCCCAACAACAACAAACCTTTACATTCTACGCTACAGGTAACTGGCAGACGTGGAATAAACCTCGTGGTGCCAAAATGATAGAGATATTCTGTTTAGGCGGTGGAGGTGGTGGAGCTAGAACCACAAATGCTGCCGGTAATAGTGGTGGTGGTGGGGGAGGAGGTTCCGCTGGAATTGTTAGAGGAATTATACCCGCATTTTTACTACCTGACACGCTTTACATATTAGTAGGTAAAGGTGGTGTTGGTGGTGCGGCAACCGGAACTGCAGGAACTGCCGGAGGTATTAGTTACGTATCATTAATTGCCTCGACATCGGAACAAACACTTATTTGTAAATCATCAACCGCAACAGCTAATGGAGGTTCCGCCTCAACAGCAGGTGCTGCAGCAACAATATCTGTAATATCATTATCAGCCTTTGGTAATTTAGGTTTATTTACGGCTATCGCAGGAGTAGTTGGTGGTACAGGCGGAGCTCTTACACCAACGCCGGGAGGAAATCAAACCGCTTTAGGTACTAATTTAGTTACAGGTGGTGCAGGTGGAGGTGGAAAAAACACCGGTGCATACGCTAGTGGAGGAACTGTAACACCTGCAACAGTAATATTAACATCAACGGTTTCAGGAGGTTTAGGTAGTAACCCAGCCATTAATATGGATGGTGATAACGGTTACGGTTCATTATCACCATTTTGTGGTACAGGAGGAGCCGGTGGTGCCGGTTCACCTACATCAACAGGTGGTAATGGGGGAAACGGATATTATGGTTGTGGTGGTGCCGGAGGTGGTGGAGGAAACCCAAGTGGTAATGGTGGTAATGGTGGTGACGGATTAATCATAATAACAGTAATATCATAATATGTTAGATTTATCATATTTTCAAAATCAAAACTCAAATGTACAAGGTTTCTTCAATGGAGGAACTTGGCAGACTTGGATAAAACCAAGAGGTGCTAAAATGGTTAATATCATTTGTCAAGGTTCAGGAGCAGGAGGAGGAGGTGGATTACAGAGTACAGGTACAAGAGGTGGAGGAGGTAGTGGAGGTTCAGGAGCTACTGCAAGATTAACTATAGATGCAAAATTACTTCCTGATATACTTTATATACTTCCCGGTATAGGTGGTACAGGTGGACTAGGAGGAGCACCTGCAACAGCAGGTACTTCAGGACAAACCAGTTTTGTAACTTTAATTCCTAGTACAACTTCAGTATCAAATGTTGTTTTACGTTCAGGAACTACACCTGCAACAGCAGGAGGACCAGGTACAACAGCAGGTGGTTCTGCGGGAGCCGCTGAAACAATATCGGTAATAGCAAATAACATATTTGCAAATTTAGGAACATTTACTTTTCAAGCTGGAGTGATAGGTCAAGGAGGTTGGTTTGTTAATACTGTAAACACAACACCATCAAATTTTTTAGTTGGTGCTGGTGGAGGAGGAGGTGGTTCAAACGGTGCTGTTACAGCAACAGGAGTTTTTCCGGGATTACCAGCGGTAACTACAGCCGGAGCAAATGGTCAAGATGGACCAATTTACTATAAACCAATCTTAATGTTATATGGAGGTAGAGGTGGAGTAGGTGGAGCAAACGGAGGTAATGGAGGAAATGGTGCCCCCGGATGTGGCGGTGCGGGTGGTGGAACTTCTACAAATATAGGAGTAAATGCAGGAAATGGTGGTCGAGGTGGTGACGGATTTGTAATAATAACAACAAGTTTATAATTTATGATAGATTTATTTAACATACCAAATAGTCAACAAGACATACAAATTTTTTACGCAAATTCAGGAAATACCGCCTATCAAACTTGGAGAAAACCAAGAAAGTGTAATTTCGTATATATTCTATCTATTGATGGGGGTGGCGGTGGTGCCTCAGGTGGTTCGACTATTCTTAATGTGTCAGGAAATGTTAATACTGTTGGTGGTGGAAGTGGAGCATCCAATAGAGCATTAATAAATTCAAGTTTTGTTCCTGACGTTCTTTATGTAAAAGTTGGAAAAGGGGGGTTAGGTGGTGCACAACGTACTGGTAATGATAGTAGTCTTAATTCCGGTAGTGTAGGAGAATCATCAGGAGTATTTTGTTTACCAAACGCGTCTTCACAAAATAACAGTAATCAAGCGAGTAGTTTTATAGGTGGAAATACAGGAGCTCAAGGAGGTAATGCCGGTACAGGAGTTAATGGTGCTTTAGCATCTTCATTGACAAGCAGTTATTTAATAGGATTAACAAACTTTATATCATTAGCTGGTAGAGCTTCAACAGGGGGTTTTATTACCACACAACCCGTAAATATCGACCCTTTAATTTCACATATAGTTATGGGTGGTGGTGCCGGTGCGCCATATAATGGGACAGCAACACCATTTAGTGGTGCTGGAATAAACGCAACATCAATATCCCCGTTTATATCCGGAGGAACAGGTGGTTCATTAGTTGGTGGAAATGGAGCGGATGGGTTTACATCTTGGAAGCCATTTTTTTCAACAGGTGGAGCAGGTGGTGGAAACACTTACACACAGGGAGGTGTTGCCGGTAATGGTGGAAAAGGTGGTATAGGTTCAGGTGGTGGTGCAGGAGGTACGGCAAACGCTGGTACAGGTGGAAGAGGTGGTGATGGTGGTGATGGTTTAGTAATTATTATTTCTTTTTAAATAAAAAAAGTGGAACTAATGTCCCACTTTATTACAATTTTTTAAATTCCGGTCTGATTAAGTTCCATATGATTTCAGTGTAATCTTTTTTATCGAACATCCTAAATAATATCCCTGATAAATGTTTAGGTTGAGTGAACACCCATTCCGCAAACTCTTTTCTATCTTCTATAGGTTCTTTGTCGTTATATTTACCGTACATCTTACCGTCAAACTTTTTACCAACATCTTCAGATATTTGAAAATAAGAATATTTTAAATCTCTAACATAAGTCTTTATCTTGTCGTAAAATTCATCCGGGACATCTTTTAATATTTCCATAACATCCTCACCATTTCTCAAATACTCCCAAACACCGGTTGTGGTAACGTTGGTCATTATTTTGTGAAGACGAAGATACTCAACACCTTTAACTTTGACTCTATCCCCATTGGAGAACTTCACCACAAACCCTTCTTGGTCATCTTTAACCATCATTTTAAGTTCTTTGAAGTCTTTAATACCATCGTATTTTTTAACTACATCAAATCCCCACTGTGACCATATCTCCACATCCATTTCTTTTCCGTTTTTGTCAAAAGTACCTAATAGGACTAGTTTCTCATCGGTACCATAATCCAAAACAATTCTGTTTTCCGGATATATGATTTCAAAACAGAAAGTCAGATGTCTGAACATTATGTCGGTGTTATATTTTTTTAGGATTTCTCTCGCTTTGATAGCTTGGTCAGAGGTGAATGAACCACGAGTGGCAACCACCCATTGACCTCGATACCAAAATACAATACCTAGTGAACCGTCCATTTTTTCATAAACTTCAAACTTTTCAGTTGGTTCAAATTTTCCTTCTTCTATGTTGAAGAACTTTTGGAATGGGGTTGCAACTATATCTCCGGTGTCGTCGGTAACTAAACCTCTACACATCAGGGTCACCTCATCCCACAGGTTCTCGTACTGAACTTTTTCAGTATAATTCCATATGGTTAATGGAAGTGATGGATGTACTTGTTTGTAAAGTAATCCGTCTTCGTAATATTTGTTTAGTTTTTCTAACATAATTTTTTATTTTATAATGTGGAACAGAATAATAGTGTTCCAACTAATTGTACATAATGTAATACTTGGTCAAATCCGACTACCACAAATCCGTTGTGAAAATCTTGTTTATCCCAAAACGGTTTTCCAATTCTACTAGTTAACCAATCTGTAACCCAATGACATATAAATGTTATGGATGAAAAGATTAAAGCAATCCAAAAATAATCAAAGTAAAACCAAGATGCCAACAACCACATTATTGAATAAACCCCAACGTGGTAGGTTAACCATTTTAGACTGGTACTTTTACCGGTTGCTTGGTCGTGTGTCTGTAATCCAAAATCCGCTAAAAAGTGAATTAACAATACGAATACTAATGTTGTGAATGATATCATATTACCAACAATATTTTATATATTCAACTCCAAATTTATCCCACACTCGGTAAACAGCTTCCACGAATGGGACAGCCCATTCATCACCTTCTTCGGTTACCCATCCAATTTTAATGTCCATTCGTTCATCACAATTATTATGAACTATAGTATCATTTGTAACATTAGAGTCAAAATACTCCAACCAAATGTGCCAACAATCTTTATATTCCCCACCAACTACTTTATGGTAATCTCTGAAGTACTGTTCTTCAATACCCATCTCTTTACAGATTTCTTTTTGGATATCAGACCAATCGTAATATTCTAACGTATGTTTTTCCATATTACTTTTCGTTTAATAAGAATTTATTACTAATCACTTTGAATGAGATTTTTCTATCCAAACTTCTAATCACAATACCCTCTCTATCAAAGTTTGGATTCAATTCTGATTTAGATTCCGCTATTAACAATAACTCGTCAATAGTTTCAGGTAAATGAAAATGTGTGTCTAATACCGGTACGGTCTCCAACCCTAAAACTTCCATAGTTTGTTGGAACACATTTAATGAATGATATACTTGTAAATCAATATCAAACAAGTTAAAGAATCTCACGGTTTGACCTTTAATTTTGTATGGGTTCCCTTGGATACCCTCACCAATCAACTCACCCTGAACTGATAAGTTAATACCATATTCTTTTAATTTATTCTCCAAATCTAACTCACGAGCAACTTTCCAAAACGTATTACCTTCGGTTTCCAATAGTTCTAAATTACGAGAACAAACACTGAATTCACCATTATTAAAGTAGAATGTCGCAGAAGAACCATCTAACTTTTCTGTTACATAGTAAGTATGTTTTTTCATTTCGTCGTATTCATCCGCCAAATTTTGGATTCTTTCCTCATCAGTTTTACGGATGAAAGATGGGAACAACCCTTTAACCTTTCCGGCTAGTTCCGCCGGGATTGGTGGTTCGTATTTAACGATACCCAATTTTTCAGTTATATCAGTCCCCGGAACCAATTCAATCATATCTGATGGTGAAATAACACTTCTGTTTGGTTCTAATGCCACGTTCTCATTTAATAATGTCTCGGAAACTCTATAACCATAACCTTCAAATAAAACAGATAAAGGTAAAATCAATCCCTGAGATACCTGACCTCTTAATCTAATTGTTTTCAAACGGAACCCCTCTTGGTCTCCCATTTTCTTAAATGAACTCTTACGTAAGAACTCAAACTCTTCTCTGATTGGTAAGAATGAGTCAATCTCACAATACACAACCAAATCATTAATTTTGTGACCAACTTCTTTTGCCACAACTACTTTCCAACCATCCACGATGGCCAATTCAATCATATCGGCACCATCAATCGGTTGAATATCACTAATTCGTCTAATTGACGCTAATTTTCTTTCCATTATATTAATTCATATTTGGTTAATCTATCTCTTTTTTCTTCTTTGTTAATACCCATTAAATAATTCTTAACATTACTAACAATTGGTTTACTATAAATCTGAGCAATAGCGCTGAATGTTATAGTTTTTTTTACAATATGGTCAGGATTACTTTTTAGCCTACCATTTTTATAATCACTAATCGCTTTAAGGATATTGTTTTTATATCCACTATTACCATCAATTAAATTTATGGTATGTTCTGTGAATTGACCATTAACTATAATCCTAAGTAAATGAACTTTTTTAGATTTACAATAGGTAATAACATATTCGTCATAACCTGTATGTGTAAATCCGGTTTCTGTTTGTTTGTATTTCGCAACCTTAAAAATATTTTCCATAATTAAATAATTTTGTGGGTCAAAGATATAACATTAAAGTTTAACTTCAAAACGATTTTTCATTATTTCCAACTTATCTTCCGGAACCCCGTGTTCATTGACTCCACCGTGTCTATTTTCTACGATAATTGAATAAGTTTTATACCCATATTTTTCGGCCAATTCAAAATATGGTTTCATTTCCCACTCTTGGGTGAATGTGTTTGAGACAATAACTTTGCTTGCCGGTAACACGTTACCCCAACCTTTCATAACGGTCTCAACAGAATTTTGACACCACTGGTGAGCATCTTTTAATCTAGTAACATCAAATTGATATTCACCATCTTCCATAAAATACATATCGGCTTCGTAATGAACACCACCTAATGATTCCGCCAACGTTGATTTACCACTTCCCGGTAATCCTCTTAATAAAAATAATTCTTTCATAATTCACATTCTTTTAGATGTTTAACAATTTTTTCAATACCTTCAACATCATCCGGGTTGATGATAAACTCATCAAACGCTCCGTATCTTGATTGATGTCCAAAAATATATTTCAAACCATAACCAACTCTTTGCCAAAATGGTCGTTTAACCAAATGCGTATGGACATAAACCATCGGAAATCTTACACCATCAATATCGTCCTCATCATATAGGACAACCATTTGATGTTCCGTGTTATGACAGGAACACACAAATAAATCTTTTTTTGTTTGTTTAATTCTCATATTACTTTTACTTCTATTAGTTTTCTTCTTAACCATTGTTCATCAACATTATCAGGTCTTTTACCTAAAATGATTTCATCAATTGTATCACCAAGAAATTCCATCAACATTCTTTTAATTTCAGATGGTGCATCCATTGCTGCATACGAATAACAATCTTGTAACATTTCGTGAGATAATGGAACCTCAATTATAATCCGTGACGATATTAATGAACCATCTTCATTAAAGTGGTTGTCTTCTACTCTTGTGTTTAACATATTATTTTCTTTTTTTACCGTCTTCAGTTTCAACCTCATCCGTGTGGTGGTCAAATAACATATCTGACACAATCTCACGTTTATCCATCATTCTTATGATATCGTCCATATCATAAACACCAAACGTTGGGTGACCGTCAACACCAACATCCATTTTTTTACCTTTACCAAATCTCAGATTTGTTGGGAGATGAACGTGTCCGTGAAGGTGAATAACACCTCTATTTAGGTTCTCCCAAGATGATATTGGGTAGTGAAACAACTCAAATGTTGTTGATTTATAACTCATCGTAGTTGAACGATTAACACTAGCAAATAACTCCTGACAATCACCTCTGTTATTTTGAATGTGGTGGTCGTGGTTACCTAATATAAGGTGAATCTCTTTACACACAATTCTATCTCTGAATTTTTGAATGTTTTCAAATCCACCAAAAGACCAGTCTCCCAAGTGAATTAACACATCATCTTCACCAACAACACTATTGATTCCACTTATGATAGATTCATTCATTTGTTCTATCGTATCAAAATCTCTTGTTTGGTCTATTGGAATACTACCATCCGGTAATCTCCAAGCCGTTACTCCACGGCAAATATTCTTGTGTCCGTAATGTGTGTCGGATGTAACAAAAACTTTTTTATTTTTTTCTATCTTAATCATACTGTAAATCTAATTCTTTTTTTCCAAACCAAAAAGGTTTGTCTCTGTTTTTCCAAGATGCCAAACTAATTTTAGCACCCATATAATAATTTCTGTAAGATTCCACAACAGAATCTACCTTAAACTCGTCCGGCATCGCCATAGCCGGTTTAGTAAAACCAATGTCCGGGATGTTTGGTTTATTTATAATACACCAATTAATCACATCTATTGATTTGTGTCTTTTACCATACCTGTGGGTATATTCTTTACCCAATTCCAATCCCAACTCACACAAATACAAATAATTTGATAAACTCTGACGAGCCCACACCGCACAAGGATGATTTTTATGTGACAACTTGTAGGGTACTTGGTCTATATTTTGGTCGGTTACGTGATGAACCGAACATAATAACTGAGCCGTTTCAAGTATCATTTTGATACAGTGGGAATTATTATGATATTGAGCATTTAATTTAGGGTTTTCGTCTAAGAAAAAAATATTCATTTTTTTTTATTTTTATAATTAAGACACAAAGATATATAATGTTTTATAAATAACCAAATTAAAAATTATATTTTTTTAGTTTTTCCAAAGATTTTTGATTCATAATTACAGAACCATCGGTTATTAACTCTAAAATTTTAGATTTAGTAATATAAGGACATATTATTTCAGTAATAACTTTAAATTTATCACCATAAATTTCAAAACCTTTATTTATTTTTATATCATTATCTTTATATAACAATAATTTACTTGGTTTAATTTCGTAAATAAATTCTCCATCGGTAAAGTCAGGATAATATATTTTTTTATTATTATTTTTTTCATATACTATCTTGTATTTATTTTTTTCACAAGTTTCAAATTTTTTATCACTATTATTAACTAAAAAAGAAAGTTCTAAAGAACTTCTAAAATACATCCCACAATACCAACCACAGATATGATTCATATTACCGGAAGTATTTATATATTTTTCTCTATCCAAATTATATTGATGATACTTGTTAAGTTTATCACTTATCTTTTTTTTTGTTAAATCATTATGATTCAGTGTACCATTTGTTCTTTTGGAGTTAATAATGTTTTGTTGCCATTCAGGTGTTCTACTTTTTACTTTATTTTGGTTTGAGACACTAATTTTATTTTTTATAGTTTCTAATTCCGCAACGTTTTTAACACCATAACGTATAATATTATTTAATTCCAGTGTTTTTTGTTTTTCAATCTGATTAGTATTATTTATACGTTTATTTATTGTTTTTTCAGATTGTTTTTTACCCTTCCAATAATCACGTTTAATTGATTTATTTTTATTCCTACATTCTATTGAACAATTACTTAAGTAACCCACATTTATATTCCTATAAGTTGTTTCTTCACCACAGACATAACATTGTCCATCACCATCTTTTTTTAAGAAATTATCGTAATAATTTTTAGATAATAGAGAGTGAACAACATTTAAATGTGTTGATAATGATTTTAAGTTATTGAATTCTTTATCACAAATTTTACAAGTTACCATATCTTTTATATATAAATATATTAAACTTTGTAAAAGTTTTTAAATTCGTATTAACAATATGTTTATTTAATTATGTGGTATTCGGACTCTCACACAAGTTTGTGCTTGACCCTCATTCATATAAAAATTGTTACAAAAACCCATTATATTGCTCGCCCCGATTGGATTGGCTGAATGAACATACACAATTGGGAACACAAATTTATGAGACTTTCTTTCACTTCTACTCATATTAAATCTTTCCTCATTTGTGTTATGAAATAATGCTACCAAAAATTTAATAGCGTCATACCCGGTTTTCTCCTCAATGTTATCGTAGTTTAATTCATAATTTGGAGAAACATTATCAAAATATTCTTTCATCGCGGTATCACCCAAATCGTGGTCCAAAGAAATTATATCAATATTCTCCAATCCAATCTCATTAACTTTAATTACAAATTCATCGTAATTTCTTACAACAATCCAATTATCTCCTGTTGGTGTTCTCACATCATCAAGATATATTCTACAAGGGGGTTTCATATTATTTTCCATATTATTTAATTTTGATACAAAGATAAACAAATTTTTGAAATAAAAAAATCCATCACGAAAAAAAATGATGGATTTAATCTGAAACCTTGTTATTTGTTTATTTTTAATCTATTATAACTGCTCTTAACCTATTTTCAGATAATGATGACTTCATTATGACAATTGTTTTGTTTTTATGTAACTCAATCAATTTATCTAATGTAAGTTTAAACTCGGACATAACATATCTTTTTCCTTCGTATATATAATCAACATTATCGGTGTATATAATTTTTGTTTCAGATTGTGTTGAGAATTTGTTCCCACAAGAAGAACAAAATTTATCGGAATCTTTTTTTCTTTTTTTCCCACAGTTAGTACAATACACTTTTAAGTCTTGTTTCTCGTATACCTTTTGTGATACCGGAAGAATCTTCCATATCGATGTTGCACAAGTGTGATGATTAAAAGTTTTATTTACTGTTTGAAATGATTGGTCAGATGAACCCCCCTTTTCAACTCTACCGGTTTCAATAGAGTCCATAGATAACATATCCATAGTAACCTCACTACGAGAATTAGGTTTAGATTTTAATATACCTCTTTTACTTCTAATGTTTGGTCCAGCAAAAGTATTACTTGACGCGGTATTAAAACTAATACCACCTGTATTAGTTGATGAATAATTTACATTTGTTGTTGTGAATGTTGATACACCCCCATTTACTGTGTAAGGATTATCAACATATGTAGGTGGTGTGTAAGTGTTTCCATTAAAATAAGAACCACCAACATAAGTTATAGGGTTATTCAACACCGGTTGTTTATATTCATCAAAGAAGTCAATAACAACATCCCCATTTCCGGCGATGGCATCCAATACCTCATTTGATGTTCCGTCAACCTCATAAGTTTCAAACTTAAATTTACGAGCGTCGTCAAGATATCTCTCAAGAAATACTCTTTGTCCCGGTTTAAGAACAATTCCTCCTCCGGAGATATAACTTCCGTCAAGTTTGATTTTCGCTAATACTGTGGTTGATGATGGGTTGAATAATTCCAATTGGAATTCGTCCCCGTTGTTTAGATAGACAGTTTGTCCAAATTGTTTAAGACGTTTTCTGTCTTTTGAGATGTACGCACAAGGCGTACCTGTTTTTGTTTGGTAATACATAATTTCCTTATTTTATTTTTTATGTTTATTGAACTTCTCTTCGTTGGTATCAATTCCAACTCAAATGCCTCTGTGGACACGAGAACCTCAGCAACAAGGTTTCAGTAATAAATATAAGGATGATTTATTTTATTGTAAATAAAAAACCCCACTTAAAGGTGGGGGTTAAAACAAATGATAAAAAATTTAAAAATATAATTATGACTTTATATTGTGTCCTATACAGGATTCGAACCTGTGACCTTTTCGTTATGAGCGAACCGCTACTGACCGGGCTGAGCTAATAGGACTTTTATGGGTTTTTAGTGTACCCATAAAACACTTGATTAACTATTGGTGGTGTTTGATATACCTACCAAATTTATCAACCCTCACAGAGAGTTTCTCCAATCTAAAGTTCCATTGTTTGAACTTTCCTAAGCCCGATTTCATTCGTGCTTGTTTAATCGCAGATTCTTCTGCCTTCTCACGTCCGTCTTCCGTAGTTTCTACGAAAAACGTGGGAGCCTGAACACCGTTTCTAACGGGAACTACTCTCCAAATTCTCAATTTCTGAGTCATAATACTTGAATAATCAAGTACTACGTGGAGTTCGGGTTTTGGTTTTTCATATTAGTTAATTTAATTTTTTAGATAAAATGATGTCTAAATCTCCAAGTTAAAAAAAATACTGTTATTAGTAGTATTATCTTTATTACCTTAATAATTTTTTTTCCCATATTGATAATATTTAGTATCCGGAAAGGGACTTGAACCCTCAATTTCTCTTCAGAAAACTAGATTTTAAGTCTAGCGTGTATACCATTCCACCACCCGGATGTTCGGAAAAACTGATGGACACGTTCTCCATCTTTGACTTGAGTTAGTCGTTACCATTTTTCCATTTTTTTGAAAGATTTCCCAATAAGTATCGTCAATCTCATCCTAAACCGAACCATCCTTTCTTTTAAGACAAAGAAACTTCTAACAAACTATCCACTTCCCACTGATTTTTCTTAACAACAGAAAAACAGAACTCACAGACTGAACCCACAAAAAACGACTCGAGCTGGTATGAGGAATCGAACCCCATTTTTTCGGGTACAAACCGAATACATCACCATTTATGTTTTACCAGCCTGTCGCAGAGCATTTTTTTAAAGTAGAAGTCAGCTCTGTCTCTTAAACTACTATTTTAACATCATCACTTCGGCCACATTGGGAGAACCGCAGTTCCCACGTTGTTTAAGGAGGTAGTTTGGCGGTGTATCACACCGAGTTATGATAATGTATTGTACCCCAGGAGGGACTCGAACCCTCAAAATCTTGTGCCTAAAACAAGCGTGTCTACCGTTCCACCACCGGGGCATTTGATGGGACTTTAACCCATCTGTTGTCAATAAAAAATTATAACGAAATAACAAAAAAAAATGGTACCCCTACGAGGACTCGAACCTCGACTCTATCTTTAGAAGAGATATGTTCTTCCGTTAAACTATAGAGGCAATTTGGAGCAGATAGAGAGAATCGAACTCTCGTCTCAAGATTGGAAGTCTGGAGTAATAACCACTATACGATATCTGCCTGTTTAGATGAACTTCGGACTTGTGTACCGAATGAGACCCTTTAATTAAATCACTAACCCTAGGTGCGGTCTATTCATCTATTTTTTTATAACTTAGATTGGAGAATCCCCATCTCTTTTTCGATTCTTCTCTTGTCAGAATCTGTTAACGGAACTTTTACGTCCCTTGTTTTCTTTTGTGTCTTCACACCACTTTTCAGTTGGTATTCTAACATAGACAATACTCTTGATTGTCTTGACCTTTTTGCTGCTGTAGCCATACGGATTTAGTTATTAAATTAGTAGCGAAGTGCAGGTACCGCCCCTGCCTTATGTCAAGTTTATGAGACTTGCGGAAACTCTATGCCCCCCACTCGCGATGTATTATTTTTCGTAATTTTTTTTCCATTTTCTAATAGTGTTATCACTAACACCATATTTTTTTCCACATCCTCTATACCCTAAAGAATTAATTTCATCAATCAATTGAAAGTAATTAGGTCTCTCAACTTTACGTTGTTTAATTTGAGAACATTTAACACAATTTTTATTTTTTTCAAAAGTTGGATTACCACATTCACATTTATGAATAACTTTATCAAGATGTTTCACATTTCTACCCCCGTGAGTAGGTAATCCTGCATTACAGTTAGGACAAACAATTCTTAAATTTTCAATTCTATTGTCATTATTAACACCATTTATATGGTCTAAAATTAAACTAATTTTATTACCCATCCAATTTTCATCTTGACCACAAATTTCACAACATTTATTTTTAAGACCTTCTTTATACAACCTTTCTTTAAGATTAGTTGTCCATAGATACTGAGAATCTTTAATTAAAACATCCTTCAATTCAATCTTTTTCCTATTTCCACTACCGGATGATGTTAACCTAAAATGATTTGTAGGAATTTCAAATAAATTAATATATTTTTTAACTGTTTGTCTATTACCGTAAAATGGTTGTAAACCTAATTTTTTTGTCACTTCCGAATAATTGTTAGATGAATTAACAATTTTTTCTAAAATTTCTTTAGAATATCTCATAATATGTCTTTTATTATAAATATCTCGAACCCTTAAAAAGGGACAGAAATTTATATTTTTTTTTGGCAGTCCTAGAGGGTTTCGAACCCTCATTTTAGAGCAGTGACAGTGCAATTCCCCTACCAATGGGGCTCATAGGACTATTTTTCAAAGTGGATACAGTGGGAGTCGAACCCAAACAATCTGATTGCAAATCAGTTGGACTGCCGTTGTCATCTGACCCAAAAGTACTGCCACGGAGAATCGAACTCCGATTTTTAGGATGAAAACCTAATGTCCTGACCGTTAGACGATGGCAGCGTGTGTATTACCAATATTTCAAATAACTTATCTCATTTTGATGGTACAAAGATAATACTTTATTTTATTATACCAAACTTTTTAATTTTTTTTTATTCTCTATCTTCTATAGAAAATCCTGCACTATCGTATTCAGGTCCTTGGTCTTCTTCCGGAGTGACATTTACCAATCCGTATGTTACACCTAAAATGGGAGAATATTCCATCCCTAACTCTTCATTCATCGTTTTTTTGTCCGACATAATAATTACATTTTTAATTCGGTACAAAGATAATACTTTATTTTAATTCTCCAAATATAATGTAAAAAAAAATCCACCTTTTTTGAAGATGGATTTTTGAATATTTTTTTTACTTAAATATATATCATACCATCTGCTTCCAAGTTGTATCTCTACCCTCAGTTCCTGCTATCGTAAGTAATATGTTTAAAGTTTGCATTTGTTGTGTTATTGTAAT